CAGTTCCAGGAAGTGAAACATCTACATAGTTATCATTACAAGCATGATTAGTATTAGCATTTTGTATTCTTATAATAATAGTTCCAGCTGGAACATTACTTGTGTTGTAACCTAATGCACTTGTTAATTGTGTTATAGAAACCCCACTCTCAAATGCTGTTACATAGTTATCTACATCTGAATAAAGATCAACTGGTCCTGAACAATTTCCTGCACTGGTAAGTTTTATATTAAATATTATGTTTGCCATTATAAATTAATTTTAAGGGTTACAATTAGTTACATATGTAATCTCACCTGAACTAGTTACTCTTACTATATAGCTATCTCCATCAAAATTAGTATGCCAATATTTAGAGTCACCATCAAATACACTACCGACAGACCCTCCAGATTGAGTGAAAAGAAAATCACCAAAAGCAACAGTAGTCGTTCCGGTTTTCCAAACAAATTGATTTACTGCATATTCACAAATACCAACAGCAAGGTTTGATGTAAATAAAGTAGAGATCAATCCTGGTGTATTTGCTCCAGCATTAGTAGTAGTTGTAGTAGTTGTTGGTTGAAGAGTTGTTGTTGTTGTCGTTGAGCCACTTACAAGAGTTACACTTGCACCATTTAATGAACAATCACAAGTTGTAGTTGTTGTTGTTGTTGAAGAGGTACTACTTGTAGTTGTTGTTGTAGTTGCTGCTATAGTTGTGGTAGTTGTTGTAGTAAGTTCTTTATACGTATCAGCTACAAAAGAGAAATCTACATCTACCCCTGCTCCTACAAAGTTTGGAGACATAACAGTAGTGTAATCGTCAAAACAGTCAAGACAGTCATCTTGTGGTTGATAGAATATACCATCTTCTACTATTGTATGAATAAAGTTATACATACCCTCTCTTTGAGTAAAGATGTTAGCAGCTACAATATCTCCTGGTAGTATATCTACTGAACCACTTGCTGAAGATGCACTTCCTGTAATAGCTACATTTACCACTTCAACTGCATTAACAGTAACTGTTAAAGTAGATTTTTGTGGGAAGGCTGCAATTAATGATCCTGGTGTATTTGTTATAAGCTCCCAGTTAAATCTATTTGGTGGTACTTCTGTAGTAGTTGTTGATGTTGATGTTGAAGTACTTGTAGTAGTGGAAGTACTGGAACTAGTTGTTGTTGTAGTGGTAGGACAATTAGTAGGAACATCTATACAATTAGTACAAACGCCTGTAGAGCAAATTCTAACAATAGAAGTATTTGGAGGAGCTAATGATGTTATATATCCACCAGTTAAACTTGCAGCAGGTACTTGTGTTTCAAAAGGGTTTACATAGTTATCTACATTTGAAAATAAATCAAATGGTCCTGCTTGTCCGTCTATTGTTAATGTTATCTCTATTAAAGCCATAATTATGGTATTGTCGTTGTTGTGCTTGTTGTGCTACTAGTACTAGTTGTTGTTGTTGTTGGTTGTTGTAATATAATATCAAAACTATTTGTACATAATGAATCTGATGTTACCTTTATCACAGTAGTAAAGTCAGGAACTACAGTACTAGTGTAACCAGCTAATAAAGAAGCTTTAGTTATACCAGATTCAAAGACAGTAGTAAACCCATTCACATCTGAAAAAAGATTGAAGGGTCCAGTATTATTTCCTGCAGTTGTTAGTTTTATAAATGCTTCCATTATGATGCACAACAGGTGTTTAATGTTTGATTTATCAGTATCACTTGTTCTTTAATATTAGCAATGTCTGATGTATTTGTTACTTGTTGAGTCTTCAATATACAAAGAAGTTCGTCAATTTTAGACAAAGCAACGTTTAAATCATCACAAGGTTGCACATTTGAACAAGGTAACGTAGGTCCATTATATGTAATAGATTTTGAATAGTGTACTCCAGTCTTACATGGATCAGCAGTTGTAGTGCCTGAACACCCACAAGTTGAATTTAGTGTTATATCTGTACAACAAGGGTTTGTAGATAAGTATGCCATAGTTTTTAGTATTAAGGTAAATAAATAATATAGTATGCTGAGTATGAAGGTTGGTAATTATCGTGTGATAATCCTCCACCAGTTTGATCAATACTTATTGCATGATTGTGTTGTCCTTCTAATTCTGTATATGCTGCGTTATAACTACCAGAACCAGCAACACCAGCATCCATTGTTCTTCTACCACCTTCTCCCTTTCCTCCAGGATTAGAATAATCAGTATTTCCAGGTTGGCCCATCACCCCTGGTTTAACTAACATTTGGTGTTTATGAGTTGCAGGGTTTGATGTTCCAGTTGTATTTGTACCTGTATTTGTTGTGTGACCGTGCCCTGGCATTTGTTGTATAGATAAAGTAACTTGATTAGTTCCTGTTTGAGAATTTATATTATAAGCAGGGTTTCCAACTAAAGAAGGATTAACAGCATTATCTAATGTTCCTCCACCCATTTCAGCAGAGTTTACAGTAACTATTACTCTTCCTCTTAAATCAGGTGTACCATTGTTTCCGTTACATAGAAATATTCTGTCCCATACACCTATACCTGCACCAGATGCATCAAACGGTGTTAATGCTCCAAAGTAAGCTTGAGCAGAACCTGGAACCATTCTATTACTAAGTAATTGTTGCTCAGGATTAGTATTAAAATAGTTTGCTATGTATGTATTTATGTCAACAATTTGTACATAGTTATTTGTAACATCTGTAATAAAAGTGTTTAGTGATTGCTCAACTTCACATAACTTTACTATAGTTTGCTGTAGTACATCAGATGTACTATTTGGATTTTGAACTCCTGTAACACATTCTAAAGTATATGCACCATTAGGTGCACCACCTTGTATATTTTCTAGTTGTTCATTTAATATACAAATAGTTTTTATTATACCTACAAGATAATTATTTAAGGATAGAGGATTACAATCATCTAGATTAGCCTGTACTACAGGACATATATCTGATGCAGGAACTACAGGAAGTATTCCTGTGCCATCTAAAGCAGCACCTAAAAAAGTAATAAGAGCTTGTTCTACAAAAGATAAAGAATCTCCATTCTTTATTCCTAATATAGGTACATCTACTCCTGTATATTTAACGCACTTGTCTGAAGTAATTTCAGTACAGCCGTTGTAACAATTTGAGCAATTTTGTGTTGACATAATTTTATTATTTTATTTGTTTAATTTTGATTTATACTAATTATTATAGCAGAAGAATCTGTCGTTGGGGTAAAAGTACTAGTATTAGGACCTATTAAAGTGTTAACATTACCTGTTAGACTATCAGCAAATGGAGACATTCCTGCTCCAGATCCAGATTGAGTAATAGTTCTTTGAGGACCAGGTTGTGTAGCTTCATAATAAGTTTCTATTTCGTATTGATTACCAACTATAAAGTTTACAGCTGTAGTACCATTATCTATAGGATCAGATACTGCTAAGAATACCTGGGTTCCAGATTGGTCTGTTATAATTGAATAGAAACTCTGATTTCCGGCATCTGCATAATTTACAGTTACTGATCCATTAACTGCCACAGTAGAAATCGATGTAAAAGCCACTGTAGAATCAAAAGCTCCGAGAGTAGCAGTACTAGTTGATTGGAACGAATTACCAGTAGTTACAAATTGAGTTTCAGGAAGTGTAGGAATACTTGCAGAAGGAGTACCACTTCTCTGATGATCAATTGATAAAGTACCACCACTTGAATTGGTAGTAACCTGTTTGAAATTAAAAGAGTCACCATTAATATATGTTATCACCCCACTCTTAGAAGGAGTTGTTGAATCTATAGTTTCATTAAGAACTTCAATACTATTTTTTAATATTATAAGTGTACCACCACTAAACTCCGGTTGAGGACTTCCAGCTATACTCCAGTCCAAATTAAAGATCTTTTCGGTTGTAGTAGTAGTTGTAGTAGTTGGTGTTAAAGTAGTAGTGCTGGTTGTTGTACTAGTAGAAGTGCTGGTACTAGTAGTAGACGTACTGGTACTAGTTGACGTACTGGTACTTGTACTTGTACTAGTTGATGTGCTTGTACTGGTACTAGTTGATGTACTAGTAGAGGTACTTGTGCTAGTAGAACTACTTGTAGTAGTGGTAGTAGGCACAGGGGTAGTTGTTGTAGTTGTAGTTGATGAACTAGATGTACTAGTTGTAGTTGTAGTTTCTGTATCTTTTATTAGACGAACTGAATAACCGTGATTTTTATCCCTGGTATATCTATACGCCCAACTCTGATTATTGTATAAAGTAAAAGAAAAAGCATCTGCATTATCTAATGGATCTTTTGTACTACTCCACCAGTTACCAGCCTCATTAATACCACCAAACACCCCAGAGAGAGTCTCACGAAAACCTCCTGGAAGACCTGTGAAACCTGAACTATCTGTTGCTGCAGTATTAGGTGCCTGCCAATGACAGAATTGTACTTCTTTTAATGGACCTCCTGCATTATTTGGTACAGTTGCACCTCCTGATGAAGCTGGGTCATTAATTAATGTAATTAGTTCATCATTAGTTGGAATATGATAACCTGCAGGAGCTAACCCTCTTGGATCATTAACAGCAAACCAATTATATAATTTTCCATAAGTTGGTTCATTTGTAGAATCATTGTTATTGTAACACCAAGCTCCTGTAGTTAATCCTACCCAAGCACTTGGGTTCGTTACTTCTAGAATTGGATCACCATTTAAATATGTATCAACATTTAAATTACACTTACTCCAGGTTTGTGTTCCAATTGTTACATCACCAGGAATACAATCTGCACATGCAGCAGTAGTTGTTGTAGTAGTTGTTTCAGCAACACAGTTATTTAATAAACTACCTGTAAATCCTACTTGCCAGTATTCTTCGTTTTCACATAAAATAAACTTTTCATCACTC